GCGCCCTGGTCGGCCCCACCCTCAAGGACACCGCGCTCGGGATCGCCGGAGCGTTCCTGCCCATCGGCGACTCGGTGAACAACGCGGTCGGTCCCCTTCAGCGCCTGAACCAGTGGGTCGCCGCGAACAAGATCGGCATCCTGGAGGCCTCCCGCGTCTTCGGGGTCGCGATGATCGACCTCACCGGGGCAGCGATCAACGCGGCGCCGACGGTCATCCACGCGTTCCGGTTCATCAGCGAGGCGTTCATGGCCTCCGTGGGCGTGGTCGTGGGCGGCGCGGCCAAGCTGTTCGGCTGGCTGCCTGGCGTCGGCGGCAAGCTCAAGAAGGCCAGCGCTGACTTCGACCAGTTCAAGGGCAAGTACCTCGCGGGTCTCGACGCCGCTGAGCGCAAGGCGAGCGACTTCGCCGCCTCGTCGGCACCGAAGCTGTCGGCGGGCAAGCTGAAGCTGGACATCAACAACTGGACCGCGCAGCTCGCCGAGGCGAAGCGGAAGCTGGCCACGGTCCCGCCGTCGAAGCAGGCCGCGCTCAAGGCCACCATCAAGGACCTGGAAGCGAAGGTCGCGTCCGCCCGGGCGAAGCTCAACGGCCTCGACGGCAAGACGGCCACGACCTACGTGCGGACTGTCTTCGAGACCAGGGGCACCCCGGGCAAGGTGGCCCCTGCTCACCGCGACTACGGGGCCTACGCCTCAGGCGGCACGCCGAGAGCGGGCGAGCTGGCCATGGTCGGCGAGGAGGGCCCCGAGCTCGTCCTGTTCGGCAAGGACGCCCGGGTGTTCGACGCGGCCACGACGAAGTCGATGCTGCGCGGCACGGCGGGCGCCCGCACGGTCGGCGCAGGCGTGGCAGCGGCCCAAGGTCTCATTGCCGGAATGGCCACGGCTACGGGCAGCGTGGGCGCGGCAGCGCGGGTGATGGCGGCCGCGGTCACGGCCGGGATCCGCGCCGAGATGCAGATCGCGTCACCGTCGAAGAAGACGACCGCGCTCGCCAAGGACATCGGCAAGGGCCTGATCGTGGGGCTCACCGGCAGCCAGGCCAAGATCAAGTCCGTGTCCGCGGATCTGGCCAAGGACATCCGCACGGCGTTCTCCGGCCGCAAGGAATCCGGCCTGGTCCGGTACGTCGACAAGCAGACCGACCGGCTGCTGGCCACGGCGAAGAAGCGCGACGCCCTCGCCGCGAAGATCGCCGCCGCGAAGAAGTATGCGGGTGATCTGACGAGCTCCGCCCGGGAGGGTGTGGGCCTGGCCAACCTCGGCCTGGAGGCAGGCAGTATCAACGCGGGCACCATCAAGGCCGGGCTCGCCGGGAAGCTGGCGCAGGTCAAGCAGTTCACCGACTACGTCACCATCCTGGCCAAACGGGGCCTGAACAAGGGGCTGCTGCGGCAGATCCTCAACATGGGCCCCGAGGCGGGCTACGCCTACGCCAGCGCGCTGGTGGGTGCGGACTCGAAGACCTTCAAGTCGATCAACTCGATTCAGTCCCAGCTGGACAAGTCGACGGCGACCCTGGGCCGGGTCGGCGCGGACAAGCTGTACGACAGCGGCCGCAATGCGACGAAGGGCTTCCTCGCCGGTCTGACCAGCCAGGAGAAGCAGCTCGAAGCGACCATGGTGAAGATCGCCAAGAGCATGCAGAAGGCCCTGCGCAAGGCCCTCGGGATCAAGAGTCCCGCGAGGGCGATGATCCCCGACGGGATCAACACCGCGCGGGGCGTGGCGGTCGGTGTGCTGCAGGGGCTGCCGCACGTGGACCGGGCCATGCAGGCAGTAGCCGGCCGGATGGCCGGGCAGGCAATCGCCGCACCGGTGGCCGGGCGGCCCGCGGCCGTCGGCTCCGGGGGCGTGGTCTACCACGTGCAGGTCGACGTGCACGACGCCATGGATCCCGTAGCGGTGGGCCGGGAGTTCCAGCGGGTCCTGGTCCAGCTCGGGCGTCACCAGGGAACAACTGTCGTCCTGTCTCCGGGGAGGTGACCGCATGCCGCTGATCGTGGAGATGGGGTGGGGCGGGCTGGTGCAGTACCCCACCACCATCCCGTGGACCGACATCAGTCAAACCGTCGACGTCGCGAAGCGGGGGGTGACGATCACCCGGGGCGCCTCCGACGAACTGTCGGAGACGCAGCCCGGGCAGGCCAGCCTCCTGCTCGACAACAGCGACGGCCGGTTCACCGCGGGCAATGCCCTGTCGCCGTACTACCCGTATGTGCGGCGCAACGCCCCGATCAGGATCAGCGCGGCGGTCATCCCCACGAAGACGGGGTCGGCGCCCTACCCGCTGGCGCAGCTGGGTGACGACTTCGACGACAACCGGGTCGACACCACGCTGTGGACGGCGTCGGGCGGGGCCAGCGAGACGAACGGGCGCATGCGCCTGCCGCTCGTGGCCGCGGGCACCACGGCCCGGTTCGTGAGCGCCCGCCAGTGGCGGCTGCAGGGGTCGAAGGTGACCGCGAAGTTCTGCACCGTCCCCGCCAGCGGGGGCTCCGCGTCCGGGTCGGTGACCATGTACGTGCAGGCGGTCGCCGCCAACACGTGGCTGCGCTGGACGTACAACGCGATCGACGGCAAGCTCCGCGCCTACAACGACGCCGGCTCCACCGACGCCACGCCGACCGTGCTCACCTACGACCCGATCCAGCATGCGTGGCTGCGCATCCGCGAGTCGGGCGGCACCGTGTATTTCGAGACCAGCTCGGACGGCTGGGAGTGGGCGGTGCGCAGGTCGCTGGCCACCCCGGCGTGGGTGGCCGCGGACACCGTGCAGGTGGAGTTCGCGGCGAACCGGTCCGGTGGCACCACCGACTTCGCCGAGTTCGACCTGGTCGGCGCCGAAGTCCGGCCCCGCTTCTACGGTCTGGTCAACGAGTTCCCCGTCGGGTTCGAGGGCCTGTCCTCCACCGTCATGATCACGGCGACGGATCTGTTCAAGCGCCTCAACCGGCGCCCGGCCCTGCGGTCGATGGTCGGTGAGGAGATCCTCGGCCTGGTGCCGATGGTGTACTACCCGCTGTCCGAGGACAGCACGTCGATCACGGCCGGGGACGTCGGCGGCAACGGCGCCCCGAGCCTGGCCATCACCCAGGCCGGGGCCGGCGGCACCCTCGCCCTGGGCAGCGCGGACGGGCCGCCCGAGACCGGCGAGCAGGTACCGGTGTTCACGCCGTCCACGGCGACCGCGGGCAAGTGGCTGATGGCCGACCTGGGCCCGCAGTTCGAGGACCTCACCGTCAACTACCTGATCTTCGAGGCGTGGTTCAAGACCACGACGACCGGCCGGGCCATCATGGGCGTGCACTCCCTCGACCTGGTCAACCAGCATGTGCTGTCCATCGCCGCGGGCGGCACCCTTCAGATCGAGTGGACCTCCGACGGCACCGCGCTCACCGTCGAGGCAGTGACGAGCCCGGCCACCCTCGCCGACGGGAACTGGCACCACGTCGTCTACGACCAGATGGAAGGCAAGGTCTACATCGACGGCGTGCTCACCGACTCGGCGCTGGCCGTACCGCGCCGCTTCTACGAGCGGGTCCTGCACGTGGGCGGCTACCGCGGCACCCGCCTGTGGAACGGATCGATCGGGCACGCCGTCGTCTACGCGAAGGAAGCCTCGATCATCGGGCCGATCGCGGCCACCCACTACGACGCCGGCATGAACGGCTACGCGGGCGAGGACGGCGACGCCCGCATCGAACGGCTCGCCTGGTACGCGGGCTACCTCTCGGTCACCGTGTGGGGCTCGACGTTCGACCCGATCGCCTCCCAGGGGCCGGGCGGCTCCTCGCTGGTGGCGCGCATGCGCGAGGTCGAATCCACCGAGTCCGCGCGGCTGTTCGCCGAGCGGGACTTCTACGGGCTGGCCTTCCAGTCGCGCGACCTGCGCTACAACCCGGCCCCGGCGGGCGAGGTCTTCACGATCGCCTACGCCGACCTGGAGACCAACAGCGTCGAGCTCGCCGACGACGACCAGAAGCTGGTCAACTCCCTCGAAGCGAGCAGGCCCGGCGGCGCCACCCAGAAGGTCACCGCCCCGTCGAGCATCCAGGCGTTCGGGATCTACGACCCGGGCGCAATCTCCATCCTGAAGACGTCCGACAACTCGGTGCTGGACGCCGCGTACTGGCGGGTCTCCCGCTACGCCGACCCTGCCCCCGAGCTGCGTGAGGTGCCGATCGAGGCGTACACGATGTCCACCTACCTGGACATCCTCGACGCCGACATCAGCTCCTACTTCTCCGTCACCGGCATGCCCGCGCAGTCGCCGGCCTCGTCGATGCGGGTCACCGTCGAGGGCTACACCGAGACGATCAAAGAGAAGTCCCACCTGATTCAGTTCCACACCT